ATAACCCATATAATCACGCAAGCGAATGCATTCCATTACTTCATAATTAATAGACTTTACACTTTTGATGTTTTCTTCAATAAATTTTTCAACTAATATTTTCGCATTATCTATATCAATTGCTTTCATTTCCAAAACACACATTCTTTTCACCTCGCAAATCATTATATCATTGTCCAAATCTCGCTGGGTTATCAGCCAGTGTGACCCATTCCAAAATACAATTTGTCCAACATCAAAATCTTCGTCAGGCATTGCATAAATAGTTTTTGCAGTAATCTGCTGTGTATTTACAATCAGCAGATTGCGTGGAACATCATCAATCTCTACCTTTTTAAAATTAGGGGAATGTTCTGCAAATTGATGTATCTGATATTTTTCCATATTGATATATTGCTCATGTGGATTCGCACCAAAAGCAGAAATACGTTTACGATATCGTGAAAGCATACTTATACCTCCTCAATATCTTCTTTAATATCTTCAATCCAAATTCTATCAAGGAGGTCATGACATCTTAATATCTGTTTCCATAAAACGTCATGATTACATTCATTTTCTACAAAGAAATTTACAATATTTAAAATATCAATATAACTTCGTTCCGTTTTTAATTTTGGGAAAGTTACAATTGCTCCTTTGATTTCTATTGCAAGATTTTTTGCATAAATAGGGAAACTTGCGGGAGTTTCTTCATATATATATAGCATTTTATGAATTTTACCATGAAGGATTTCAATATATTTTTCTATCATAAACTCAAATCCCCCAAGTCTGCATGATTATATGAATAATCATTTATTGCATTTTTAAAAGCATCAACAGCATCATTATAAAGTCCACGTTTTTGTGACATAATTTGCTGTGGTGCAAAAAATGTCGCATCTTTAAGATTCATAAGATTATGCATTGCGTCTGCTTTATAAAGTTGTGGCTTCAGCCACTCTACGACCATGCCTTTAACAATAATCTTGATAACTTCATCATCCAAGTCATTGTTAAAATGAAACAGAATATCATCACGGTCTGAAAGGTCGATGAGACAAACCCTGTCAAATTCTGCACAAGCAGCCCTCATATAGCCATAAGCGTTGTTGACAATTTCTTGGTCAGAATAATTCAGCATTTTGTAGTCATCGATTTCGTCAAGAAAAGACTCAACTACGGTCAGGTAAGAGGTTGCCATTATTGCCTCCTTAATTAAGCCTGAAACAAGTCATAGCCAATAGCTTTACCAAGTTCACGAACCACAATGATGTCTCTAAGGTCTCCGTCTTCAATCATACGTTTTGCTGCAATTGCAAGTGCTGTTTTTGCTTCTTCTGGCATAGCTTCAACCTGTGCGACAATATCTTCAAGTTTCTGTTTAAACAGTTCATCAAGATTTGTCAGGTCAACAAAGTTTTCAAAATATTCTTCGACGCGCAAATATTTAATAACATCTGCAGCATTGTCACTTACAAATTTAATCCATTTATTTTTGAAGAATCCACGCTGAGTATTTCTCATTGTAGTCAGTTCTTCAACAGTCATAGGATTTGTCATACCCAAAGAAGGCCAATCAATTGTCTCATTTGTTTTCTTTGATGTATAAGTCAGCAAACCGGCAAAGTTACTCTGAACAGTCACAATTGTGTCAGGAGTGATTTTTTCAGCAGCTTTCATATCAGCAAACTGTTTAAGAATTGCAGCAATTTCTGCTTCAGAAAAACCAAAAGTGTTTACAGGTGCCGCAGGAGTTTCCATAACTTCCTGTACAATTTCTTCTACAGTTTCTTTTGGAGCTGTTTTCTTTGTGGTTGTTTTAGTTTTTTTCGTTTCAGATTTTGGGTTTGTATTACTCATTTTATCTCCTTTTATTTCCTACAAGAAAAGAGGGGATATACCCCTCTTTGTCTTAATTATCTTTATTATTCAAATGTGTACATACCAAGCACAGAAGAAAGAACTACCATACAGCCGTATCTTTCAATGTATGTATATTCCTGAGAAAGGTCAGAATTTTCCATAGAACTCTTTTCGATGATGATTGGGTCACCTTCGTTAACGAATTTAATGAACTGGTCATCAGCTGCTACAACCCAAACTTTGTTGTCAGGGAGCATAAATTCTGTTGTACCTGCACGGTGAAGGTTTCTTACAGATGTCATTTCGATGCCTTTAAGTCTGCCGTAGTGGCCGATGTTGTAAAGGTCAGATTTAGCTTCGTCAGAAACATCAGCTGTAGAAATTTTTCTAAGAGCAGATTTAGTACCGATAATTCTTGCTGGTTTGCCTGTTGCAGCTTCAACATGTTCAGCAAGTGTGATGAGTTTTTCTTCATCATAAGAACCAGCAATTACATATGTGTCACTGAGAAGATTTGTTGCTTTGTTAATGCCAGAGAAAGCTGTGTAGATTTTTTCATATCTTGCTTTCATAACAGCCTGAGCAACTTTATCCACAAATGTGTTCCAAGAAACACGACCAGCAAGGAGACGGTCAAGTTCTTCATAGATTCTGATGCCGAATGTTTTTACTGGTACAGCAACTGTGGATTTTTCACCAATTCTCTGTCTACGAGGTGTGCCGATACCACGTGCCATTTCAGCAACGAAGAGTTCAGAACCACCTTCAACTTCAAATTCGTTGAGGTCGCCATCTTTCATATTGATATATTCAACACGGTCGTTCCAGAATTCATTACCGGAAAGGCCTTCTTCAACAACCTGGTTGATAGCTCTTGTAACAACTCTGAACAAGAGTTTGTTATCATATCTTGGGTCAATTTTGTCAGAACCGCCGTTGAGTTCGATAAGTTTATTGCGGAGTTCTGTTTCAGCATCTTTGCCGTTTGTAAATTCTGTCTGTACTCTGTTGTAGTAAACATCAAGACCAAGTCTTACAATATTTTCCATATTTTAATCCTCCTGTATTTTGTAATTAAGCAACTTTGATTACGTAGTATGTAAGAGAACCTACAACTTCTACGTCAATGCAAGTGCCAAGTGCGAGTGTGCCGTCTGCAACGATTTTGCCGTCTGTTACGCCCATTGCAGCACCTTTTGTTGGGAGAGATTCACCAAAGTATTCTGCAGTAAGAGAGAATACGTCATTTTCACAGAAACGATAAACACGAAGTGTTGCTTCTGCGTCATTTACAAAGTCTGTAAGCTGAGATTTGCTTTCTTCATACATAACTTCTGGGCAAGCAACGAGATACATTGGTTTACCTTCTTCGGAAGCAAGTGTTGCTTCAAAAATTTCTCTTTCGCCAGCTTTAAGGCCGCCGAGCTGTACAACAGTACCATTAACAATTGGTTCTTTAGCGCCTACAAGCACAGCGCTATTAAGTTTTGTGCCGTCGTGTGTGCCCTGCATATTGTCAAGGCGAACAACTGGATATTTAGCCATATTAGTTTCCTCCAATAATTTTTAAATTAAAAAATGTTGCCATATGGATTTTCTGCAGCTTTAGGAGCAGAAATTACTGGCAACACAATTGATTTATTCTTTTCTTTTTTTGTAAATTTTGTATGCTGTTTGCCTCTAAGAGCAAAACATTTTTCTTCAAGAGTTTCGGCAGGCATGTTAAATGTGCCATTTTTAAATTCTTCTACAAGCAGCTGGAATTCAGATACTTCTTTCAGGTCTTCAAAGTTTTCAAAAACTTCATTGATAGCAGTGTTATATTGCTGCTGTTCAATGTTTTCTTTGAATTCTGTAAGAGCCTGAACTTCTGCATTATCTGTAGAATGATTTTCTTTGTATTCATCAAATTCTTTAGTCATTGCTTCAAGTGTCGCATTGATAGTGTCAAGTTTAACAACTTCTTCACTAGTAAGATATTTCAGAAATACTTTTTCTTTTGTGCCGTCCAATGTTGCTGTACCTTCAGATTCAATAAATGTATAAGCCCATCTGAAATTCTGAGATGACCATTCACCGTTATAAATTTCTTCAGATACATAAGCAAAATTATCATCGAAGTCAAGCAAGTAATATGAAATACGCTCAACAACGCAGCCATCATCATCACGTTTTACATAATTAGGCAATGCGCCTTGGATAGCTCTGCGCTTTGTTTCATATGTGGATGTGAATTCTTTTGTTGGTTCAACTACCACACCTTCAACTGCTACGCCATCATCTGTTTCTTCTACAACAGTGCCTTCAACTGCACCTGCTTCAAAAGATTCTTCAATTACTGTTTCTACTTCAGCAGTTTCTGTTGTTACAGCGTCCACATGAGCAACGTCTGTAAATTCAGTAGTAACTGTAGCTACTGTTTCAATTCCGTCAGCTGCTCTGTCAAGTTCATTCACAACAGCGTCGTTTATAACTTTTGTGTCCAATTTCTCTAATCCTCCTTCTAAACTAAACTGTTTGAGGTCTTCAAGCATAAGAGAGAATTGCTTTGTATAATCACTAACTGCTTTATCTGTACCAATTTGCATACAAGCATCTTCAAAGCAAGGCTCAACTCCAATTGCACACAGGGCAGCAAATTCAAACTCATTAATCGTGCAGCTACCATCTTTTTCTACAGTATAGCTGTCACCATCATAGAGATTGATTTCCATACTTTGCCCAACCTCTCCCTGTGATAAAATGTAGGAAGTAGCAGGAGCACGGTTCCATAACAGAACTTCTGTCATCAAATATTCTGTACCATTAACATCCTCCCACCATTGTTTTGCACTCTCAGGCACTATGCCAAAAGGTGTCGTTGCATTTATAATCTGCATCTTACCCTCGGAATCGGTGACAATCTTGAGGTCGTGTCCACCAAGAGTATTTGTCTCGATGCTATAATTCGCAACCAACGGTACATTTTTCAAAGAGGGGAGAGCTTTATTAAAAGTTTCCTTACTGATATTACTATTGTTTCTGTTGTGACCAGCATAGGCTATTGCACACTGACCATACTTAAATGTTTTGTTGACAGGTTTAACTTGAGAAAAATTCATCTGAAAATTGAGTCCCAATCTTCGTTTGTCCATTTTTTGTTGTCACCACCTTCCATTTTGAGAATTAAAAGTCAATCCGTACTGAATCTGATAAAATGCACTTATCTTTTAATACAGGATTGTTTATATCAAAAGAAAACTGTGATGCTTTTTTAAGGCACCACAGTGGTTTCTTTTCAATATCATAGGTGAGAGACACTAAAGTACAACCTGCTGACAAAAGCATATCTTTTGCTTTTTCATCAATTGTATATATAAACATTATGCCCTCTTTTCTTTATTATTGTTTTTCCTGAGTTTTTTCGCCCTCATCGGTGATTTCTCCGACTTCACCTACGGGACGACCAGCTTCACCTTCAGAATCTGTAGGAGAAGTGCTCATTGTGTTTGAACTCTGCAAAGGTTTAAATCTGCCTACAAGCCCTAATACTTCATTTTCAAGATAGCTCAAACCTTCTGCATCATCTGGGTTTAAACCAACCGTTGCACAGTAGGCACTGATTGTTGGCATACCATATGTCGCAGCTTTAAGATATTGGTCAGCCATTTCTTTTCTGTTGAATGGGCTGCAGTCAATAAAGTTGATTTTAAAATCTTTGCCAAAACTTTGACTATGAAGCAAGCGGTTCAAAGCATCTTCGATACTTTTTACGATGCTAAAAGTAATTGCCTGGTCAGCTTTGATGGAAAGTGCCAGAGCATTTGCGGAAGCTTTATCATTATTAAACAGCAAACTGGAAACACCAGCTTCAGAAAATACAGTGCTTTCTGCCTCTGCAACTTTGTCAACATCAGTGGCTCCGCTTTTATTGAAGTCAATCTTCTCAATTGGCATTGGTGTCAACACGCTGCCAATCTGTGATGGCAATACGCCACTAAGATTTGACCAAAATTCTTTTGCCTTATTAAAGTCCATATCCCAATGGCCATCTGTCATACCAAGACGCATCACAAGCAAAGCATAGTTTTCAAGCTCTGTCTGGGTCAGTTTCAAGTCCTGATAATCTGCCAAATCATAAATGGAAGCCAACACTCCAGCCATAGGTGGTAATGGATAGTTTTTAATATCATCATTCACTTTGATAGCAAAAGAAGTAGGGGAGTCTAAATCCTGATAACGTAATTTTCTATCTCTTTTATATGCATTGTATTTTGTTGTAAATTCTGCAGGATATAGAGGCAAATATTTAGCATTACGGTCAAAATAAGAAAAGTCGAAGTTTACATTCGAAACATTCCCTTCGATGGACGCAATAGTACAATATTCACTTGGTAACTGTTGAATTGTAACGGTATCGTTATATACCCAGCAGGTTGCATAATATACGTCTTCACGTAAGCATACTACAAGAATATCTCTGCCCTGAGTTTTAATATTCATTGAATCAACAAAGGAAATAGTTTTCAGCCAATTCTTTTTCATCTTATCTGGCTTTGTTTTTGTAGTATCAATATTATTTGTACTAATATAGTATGAGAGGTCGGTAAGGCCCGCAAAATACTGGATAATTCTCCAAAAACGAGAATATGCTCCATAAGCATAAATTACTGAATCTCTGATACTTACTTCATTCTGAAATGGGTCTTTCAGATATTCTTTAATCTGTGCCTTTGTGTATTTATTAAAGGTTGGAGAGTTAGGATTGTTGTTCATATCTCTCAAGATTACACGGTTAAGTGTTTTTGCATAATCTTGGCGTCGAGCAGTCCCACCTTTTACCTGTGAAAAATCTCTCTTATTAAAATTAAAATTCAAGCTTTCTTGTGCAGAAGCACTCAAATTTTTGCTTGAATTTTCTTCATCCATATTTATTTTTTTAGTTGCCAAAGGTATCATCTCCTTCCTCTAACATTTGGTGCCCTAAACAATAAGGTATTAAAATCAAAATTATCCGTTTCATCTTCTTCGTTAAGCTGCAATTCAAGCTGGGTAATAAGCCAGTAATTGTACGCCAGACTAGAATATCTGTCTTTACGGAATCCTGCTTTTTCATAAACTCTTATCATATTGCTCTTAGGCTCATATTTTAGGTTGATAAGCTCATTTATCAACAAAGTTGTATTCATATATGGCATCTTCAACATAAGCTGTGATGACATATCTAAGTTTTTATAACCCTTAATATCTTCTAAAATGTTTTCCTCCGCATCATCATCATTGATTAAAAGACGAATTTTACCTTGTTTAAAACTTTCACGGAGTAACAATGCACACTCGGAGTTAAACTTATCAGTTGCTTTCACACTATAAATAACCTTTGGCGCATTTTTCACTTTGCAACGCGCAGCCATTTCATCATTATTTATACAGGAAATAGCAGGGTAGAGAATACTCATTTCAGGGTCATAGATATCACGAATTAACTGGTCATAAACACCAAGACCATTCAATTTTGTTATCCTGTAAGTTTTTTATCTTACAGTTCTGATGATTGTTCTTCTCATCAGTTCAGCATATTTTTTTATCTATATAAGATAGGGCGGCCTCGTGGAAATATTATTTCAATTTCTATGCGTTGCCCCTGACTACGTAGTAGCCTTCGGTTCAGGTTAGCATTTCAGCCTTCCTGCTTAATTCCGCCCAGTTCACCCAAATGTCACCATCTGGGGCGGCAATTTAATTTACCGGCTGTGTCTTGAATCAACCAGTCACAGTCAAATTCGTGAAAATATCGACGTGCAACCAACGCCAATTCATCCGTTGTAACATCTTCAACGTTTTCTGTATAAATTACATTTGTAATGTAACGTTTTGATGTATTTGGAATCAGTTGTGTTATAAAAATCGAAGATGCGTCATTGTCACGCTTTTTTGAACTCATCAAAGCAACGTCAAGACTTAAAATACGTACCTCTCCAGGTTGCTTAGGAGGTATCTTCAATTTCTTATCTGAAAGTAAATTGGCAATTTTAGAGGGATAATAGGCCCTTTCCAATTTACGTAATTTAGAAATATTATTATATTCAAACAAAGCACCATCAGCGGAACCTTGCCATAAACATTCCATTTCCATAGAATGCGTCAGTTCATTAAAGTCACTTTCAGACATTTCATCCGCTAACTGGTCAGCGTCTAACAATCCAGACATAATAGAAAGTTGATATGGCAATCCACAAAGAAAATATCTTTTTGTTGTGTCCAAAAAGTTGTTAGCATAGGATAGCATTTTTGCATATGACCAATGTGCAACAAACCAAGCAGAACTAAGATAAAATTCTTTGTTACGCTCAATATATTTCTTTTTGTTTTCTTTATATTTTGGTTTATCCATAAATTTTGGCTGTCTTGGTGTTGACAGGAATTTTTTCAAAACCATATTGATAATACTGAGGTCGAGCATACGAAATTCATCATATCGTGTGTTATCCTGTAGGTTTTTTATCCTACAGTTCTTATGGTTTCCCATAAGTCCAGCATATATTTTCACCCTCGTTTAACGTTAGGTTTGCAAGATACTACTTCTTGCTCATACTGTCCTATAGACAATAGTGCCGAACACTCGTGGTGGAATTATTCTTTCGTCATCCACTATGCGTTACAATGACAATGCCTCATTACTTGCATTGTTTATCTCGGTATCAGCATATAATTCTTTATCTAATATTTTTTCAAAATTTTGTGCCTCAAAATAAGGCAAACGAATTAATTTAATATTATGTTCTTGACAATACCTAGTCTTAATATCATCGCGGCGTGTAATACTTTCAAGACTAGAATGTGGATTAGCATGTTCAAATTTATTGGCCATATAATGAAATTGGCCGTCAACTTCAATGCAGATGTTTTTATCCTCAATATAATAATCAAACGGTAATACTCTAATATGCATACAATCATCAAAACGTTTTTCTTTAACATATTTGATGTTATTTTTTGCAAAATATGTTTCAACAATATTCATATAACTTGATTGTCGAAGACTACATCTGGGACATCCTTTGCCTCTTAATAAATTATCAGGAGAAATATCATATACATGTCCACAAGCAAGACGTCTTACAGTCAAAGGCTGTCTTGCCTTAACATATTCGCCCAAGATTTCATATGTATTGGGATATTTTATGTCTACTTCATGTTGTAATGTTTGTTTTGTTTTGAAGTGATTTTTCCCAGAACAAATATAACATCCTTCTTTAGTTTTTCCTGTCATTTTTGCAGGACTTTTAAAAATTATATGACCACAATGCTTACATAACAATTTAACTTTTGTCTCGTTATTAACATATTCAGACAATACATCAAATTGATTATTAAATAATTCATTCAACAAATTTTGAAAGTCGGAGGTAGTACGTTTTTTACTCATAAAATACCTCCGATATTAAATTTTTTCTATTACTTAGCTTTCACCGATTTTGCTCGGTTTCAACTGTATATTTCTATACAGCCAGACAATTTTATTTATCAGTATGTTAGCTCTCATAAATCGAGAGTTATCGTTTGCTGTCGCAACTTTCATAATTGAACCGTTGCGAAACTCAATATAAGCGTCGGATTGATTAACGACAACTGTTTTAATTTCATTTCTTAAATTTGCCGATTTCGGCATCAAAAGTTCAGTTACCTTTTCAAGAACACCTATGGCCTGTTTTCGTGTTTTGGAGGTAACAACAATAATAGTACCCGGATATAAAATACACCGTATAACACAGAATACTGCAATCAAAAAAGACTTGCCAAGGCCGCGAGCAGCAATGAACATGAAGTTTGTACTTATATTCATCATCACAATAAGTATTTTTTGAAACAGATGTAAATTTATATCCAGATACTCTTTTGCACAGCGATGAGGATTTGCACGATAATATGCTGTCATTCGCGCAACAGCATTCATTATCTTTGCTGATTTCTCTTGAGCAACTTCAATATCTGTTTTCACATTATCAGACATTGGAATCACCATCCTCGTCAGACATAGCAGCTTTTAATATATTAGCAATTTCAGCGTTTTCCTCGTCTTCACCATCTGCAAAAGTATTACGACGCTCAACAGAATACTTAGCCTTTTCACGTTCATATTCTTCAGCAGCATCATTTTTAATACCAAGCATTTTACATAAATGGCCTTGGAACCATACTGTGATAAAGCGTTTAATTCCGTCTACATCTTCAAAATCTGGGTCGGGCTCTGGTATTGGGTCTTCATTTTCCCATTTTTCAATGAGAGTGCCCAAGGTATTGGCTTCAACCATAGCATTATTACGTGCCTGTTTAGGCTGTAAGTTTGCAGTACCCAAAGTATCCTGAAAACTTTTTGTTGCACTATCCAAACCTTTCTGGTCATTGGCTGCGGCTGCTTTACGTATTCTTAATTTTAAAATACTCAATATCTGGAACAGTTCTTCCTGTGCCTTTGTAGAACACTCATAACGGGTAACCCAATCCTTATATTCCTTTTGTAAAAACTGATATTCAGACTGAGTATAACCAGGCCCAAACACATCTACCGTTTTTTCAGCTAATACTTTTTTATCTTCATTTACTTTATCAAGGTCAGCCTTGGTATGTATAAGTAAATCTTCAGCCCTCAAACTGTCATCGAATGTTTTGCCTTTATTCTGTACACGATTAACAGCTGTCATATAACTGCTAAACAATGAACCCGTCGCTACACTTGTTTTATTGGCAGAGTCAATCAATGTGTCGTCATAATACAGGTCAAGCCTCATGCACATTCTGCGCATTGCTTTTAACTCATTGCCATATTCCAAATAATAGTCTTTAAACATTTCCTTGCAACAAGTTTTGCACAGTGTCATATAATGGTCATTACCGTCATATGTGCGACTGTTAGAGAAATAAAAATATTTCTGAGGGTCACCTGATGTCTCCAATCCACAACGACTACATTTATAGTTTTTTGGAACTGGAGCAGGAGGGAGAACAGGTTTTGTAATTTTCTTTTTTGTAGCCATGCTCCACCTCCTCTTTATCTAAATCTGATATCGTATGTACAAACCAAACCGTTTTTGTCGCAGATTGCAACTGTCTGTTCCGGCTTATTCATTAAACGATTGTCAACTGCAAAATTATCCACACCAGACAAACAACCGGACTCAATCACTTTGGTGTCATACACAGTTGTCAAGGCATTTGTATGTCTATGACCTGCAAACACATAG